ACAACTTTGCCAACATGCCAGCGGGTCCCGCGCAGACCGCAGCAATGCGCAATGCGGTTGGCCTGCCTACCGCTCGCGCTCCAATGATCCGACCACCCATGCGTGGTGGCCGGGCTGACATCCCCATGTCGGCGATGAAGAAGGGTGGCAGCACCGACATGGCGCAAGACAAGGCCATGCTCCGCAAAGCCATGAGCCAGCACGACGCCCAGGAGCACAAGGGCGGCAAGGGCACGAAGCTGGCGCTCAAGGGCGGCGGTAACGCCAGTTCTTTTGTGAACACCAAGATGTCGGATGGTGGCAAGAACGATCGAGCTCGGGGCACTGGTGGCGTCCGTACCGGCGCTGCCGGTTACAAGGACGGCGGCACCATCTCGGGCAACGCGGGCAAGTTCTTGAACAATGTGTCGGGCGGTGATCGCTACGACTCGGCCAAGGGCACCAGCGGCGTCAAGATGGCAAACTCCGGCGGCTTCAAGTCGGGCGGGTCTATCGACTGGGCCAACCGGCCAGCCGACACGATGAAGCCCGGCATGACGGGCACCAGCACCGGTGGTGTGCGCAACAGCAACGCGGGCGGCTTCAAGACTGGTGGTTCTGCAAAAAAAGCCTACGCCACGGGGGGCAGTGTTGACACTGGCCGTCCCGTGGCGTACGCCAGCAAGCCGGTCTCCAAGCCGGTGAGCAACACGGCGCAGTCAGGTACCTTCAAGAAGGGCGGCAAGGTCACCATGAAGGCCGATGGTGGCCCCATGGTTGACCGCAGTCGCGGCGCTTACGACAAGGCCATTGGCCCTGACGAGAGCGACATGGACATGGCCCGCTCGATCCGCAGCGCCCCAGGCAAAGCCTACGACGCGGTCAAGCGGTTCGTGACCCGGGACCCGGGCGCCGGCGCTGGACGGGGGTTCGTGAATCCCCCGATGGCCCGCAAGAAGGGCGGCGTGATGTACAAGGCTGACGGCGGCATGGTTGGCCCGGACGCTTTGCCGCAAGGCATGCCGGGGGCTGGTGTACCGGCGGGCATGCCCACCGGGATGCCGCCTATGGGCATGCCCACGATGGCGAATCAGCCTTCCCTGGAGGCGCAGCAGGCCATGCAGAAGGTGCTTGGAGCCCCCGATACGGGTGGCCTGTCGGGGTACAAGCGCGGCGGGTCCGCCAAGCGGGTACACCGACATACTTCCGCCGCCCTACGGGGCATGCTGTAAGAATGGGGGCTCCGGCCCCCATTTTCCCAATACCAGGAGAAGTACATGCGTACGATCAAGCTGGGTCCGTACACGCCTGCCGTGGCGTCCACGACCGCGTTCAACGCCCAAACATTCAACAGCACCGGTGCCGCCACGGCGCCGACCACCACCTCGACCACCGACGGGCTGGCGCATTACGTGACGTTGACCTCGCCAGCCCAGGCTACCCTGGCGGGCATCACGTTTACCATCGCGGGCACTGACGCTGACGGACACGTGATCACAGATACGGTGACCGGGCCTGCAAGCGCGTCGACCACCACCAGCATCAAGTTCTTCAAGACCATCACGACCATCACGCCGTCGGCAACAATGGGCGCGCTGGTGTTGTCGATCGGCATTGCGGTGACGGCAATCACGCCAACGATCGCGCTGACGGACTCGGTGGCTGCTGCGGGCATGACGGTGGCGGTGACTGGCACGATCAACTACACGATGTACGAGACCTTTGCCAACGTGTACGTGCATGACACCAACAGCGTTTCCACGACGATCTCGGCATTGGCAGCGAAGACAACCACCCTTTCGGCCAACTCTTCTGTAAGCGCGACGGGTGTGCTCCTGCTGATCAACTCGGTGACCGCCAGTGCGACAATTACCGTGTTCCTGAACCAAACTACCGGCGGGCGAGCGTAATGCCGAGCAGGTCGCCTGCGCAGCATCGTCTCATGGAGGCCGCCGCCCACACCAAGGGCGGGTTTGGTGGCGTCCCGCAGAAGGTCGGCAAGGAGTTCGCCAAGGCCGATAAGGGCAAGTACGCCACCGGCGGCCCTACCCTACGGCCTACCGTGACCGACGAGCTGCGCAAGGCGCAGTTCGATGCGGACATCGCCCAAGCCAAGAGTGGCGACACCCGGGAGAACTCCCGTGCGGCGCTGGACAGGCTTGCGGCCCGTGGTGTCGATCTCCCGGGCTTGGTGCGTGGGCGCATGCCGCTGGAGGCCGGCAACAAGGAGAACTACAAGGAAGGCGGCCTGTACGCCAACATCCACGCCAAGCAAGAACGTATCGAGCACGGGTCCAAAGAGAGAATGCGCCGCCCAGGCGCTAAGGGCGCCCCGACTGCTGAAGCGTTCAAGCAGTCCGCTGAGACGGTAAAGAAGAAAGAAGGCGGCCCATCGTTGGCGATTGGGCGTGGTGAGAAGCTGTCGGTGGACAAGGGCGCCGGGCTCACCGCCAAGGGGCGTGAGAAGTACAATCGGGAGACCGGATCGCACCTCAAGGCGCCGCAGCCCGGCGGGGGTGGTCGCAAGGACTCGTTCTGCGCCAGGATGTCCGGCGTGGTGGAGCACTCAAAGGGTGACGCACCCCGCGCCAAGGCGTCGCTGAAGCGTTGGAAATGCCCCGGCTGGTAAAGGACTGACATGGCGTACTCAGGCACCGTTGGACAGACGACCATAAGCGTCCAGAAACTGATCGACCACGGTGCTCGTCGTGCGGGTAAGCTCGCCGAGGAACTGACGGTCGAGCAGGTCCAGGCCGCCAAGGAGTCGCTCTTCTACGTCCTGAGCAACCTGATCAACCAGGGCATCCAATACTTCGCCATCAAGAAGCAGGTCATTGGCCTGATCGCCAACCAGTACGAGTACTCGCTCGCGGTTGGGGGCAATGACGTCCTGAACGCGCTGTACCGGACCATGACGCAGCCCTCTGGCGGGTACACCAGCTCTGCCGGCGGCACGGTCGCCAACGTCTACGACCAGAACACCACGACGTTCTGCGCGCAGACGTCCGCCAACGGCAACATCGCGGTCAACTACGGCACCAGCAACCCGCAGTACCTGGGCTCGATCGGGTTCATGCCGTACGTCTCTGGTGGCGGCGGCGCGACCTGGAGCTACGTGCTTGAGGCGTCCGCCGACAATGCCACCTGGACGGCCCTGTACACCGCCACGAGCGAGGCGGTGACCAACGGGCAGTGGGTCTGGCAGGACATCGACCCGGGCGCCAATGTGTCGTACTACCGGATGCGCGCCACCGGCGGCACCACCCTGGCGCTGCGTGAGCTGTACTTTGGGAACAACTCGACCGAGATCACCATGTCGCGGCTCAACCGCGACGACTACACCAACCTGCCCAACAAGAACTTCACGGCCAACCAGCCGTTCCAGTTCTGGTTGAACCGCACGATCCCCCAGGCCACCATCACGGTCTGGCCGACACCGTCGAGCTCGTTCGTGCAGATGACGGTGTGGTACTCGGCCTACATTGAGGACGTTGGCGCCCTGAGCGGGCAGCTTGCGATCCCCGACCGGTGGTTGATGGCGATCCAGAACATGCTGGCGCACCAGATGGCCCAGGAACTCCCCGGCGTTGACGTCGGGCGGATCCAGTACCTTGAGGTCCAGGCCGAGAAGTACTTCAACATGGCGGAGCAGGAAGAGCGCGACAAGTCGCCGATCTACTTCGCGCCGAACATCTCGGTGTACTCAAGGTAGGCCATGCCACGCTTCCTCGACACCCGGGGTGGTTCGGACATCGCCATATTCATTTGCGACCGGTGCAAGATGAAGCGCGCGCACTCGGTGGCCCGGTCAGACCCAAACTTTCCCGGTTTGCTAGTATGCGACCAGGGTTGCGCGGACGAGAAGGACCCGTACCGGCTGGCGCCGCGTCCGACTGAGAAGATCACAATCAGGTTTCCCAGGCCCGATGTCAGCATCGCTACGGACCCGAACGCGATTGAGACCACCGGCAACAACCAGTTTGACCTGTCGCCAGAACAGAACACGCAGACCCCATCAAACAACGGGAACCTTGACACCTTGACCACCTCCCCGGGGCAGTAATGGCAAACGTAACAATCACCCAACTACCTGCCGCTGGTGCGATCACGGGGACGGAATCGGTCCCAATCGTCCAGAACGGGGTGACGGTACAGACGACGACTGCGGCGCTGGCCGGGTCGCCCGTGCAGACCCAGACCTTCCTGACCAAGAACCAGGAGCCCACGCTCAACAACAGCCGCGCGCTGTCCAACGGGACCGGCATAGGGCTCGTGGACGCGGGGGCGCAGTCTACCCTCTCCATCACCCTGAACGCGGCCTCTGGGAGCCTTGAGGCGGCCTCCAACGGCATGATCGCCAAGACCGCCAGCAACGCGGTGGCCGCCAGGACAATGTCCTCGTCCACCACCGGCCTGTCGGTCACCAACGGTAACGGCGTCGCGGGCGACCCGACGTTCGCACTGACCGGGGTTGCCCTGGCGGTGGCCGGCGCGACGGGCACCGGCGCCCTGGCGCTGACGAGCTCGACGACGGTGTCGACCCGGCAGATCCTGGGCACGACCAGCCAGATTGACGTCACCGACGGCAACTTCGCCAACTCCCCGGTCATCGCGATCTCGGCGAACCCGGTGCTGTCGGGCACGGGCGGCCTAATCATCCCCGCCGGCACCACTGGGCAGCGCGGGTCGTCGGTTAACGGCAATCTTCGGTACAACTCAACTACCGCGACTTTTGAGGGCTACGCAAACAACGTTTGGGGAGCGATTACTACCGGGCTTGGGGTAACGTCTGTTGGCACGGGCACCGGGCTTACGGGTGGGCCGATCACCAGTACCGGCACGATCAGCCTTGCAGATACCGCTGTCGTCCCTGCTTCGTATACTTACGCGAGCATTACAGTAGACCAGCAAGGGCGTATTACTGCCGCGTCCAACGGTTCTGTAACAACCGGAACGGTTACAAGCGTCGCGCAGTCGTTCACGGGCGGCTTGATTGCTGTCTCGGGGTCTCCGATCACCAGTGCGGGCACCCTGGCCCTGACGGTCGCCGGCACGTCCGGCGGCGTCCCGTACTTCTCCAGCGGCACGACCTGGGCATCGTCTGGCGCACTGACCGCCAACGCAATCGTCCTGGGCGGCGGCGCTGGCGCTGCCCCCGCGCCGCTTGCGAGCCTGGGCACCACCACCACGGTCCTACACGGCAACGCCGCCGGTGCGCCTACCTTCGGGGCGGTGAGCCTGACGGCGGACGTCTCGGGCACGCTCCCAATCGCCAACGGCGGCACCGGGGCCACGACCAGCGCCGGTGCGGCCTTTGCGATTAAGGGCGCGAACACCGACCTGACCTCGGTCGCGTTGACCACCGGCACGGTGAGCACCACGCCGTCCGGCAGCACCGACATCGCAAACAAGAGCTACGTCGACACGGTGGCCCAGGGCCTAGACACCAAGGCGTCCTGCGTCGCGGCGACCACGGCCAACATCACGCTGTCCGCCCCGCAGACAGTTGACGGAATCGCGTTGGTGTCGGGCGATCGGTGCTTGGTCAAAGACCAGTCGACCACCGCGAACAACGGCATCTACCTTGTCGCCGCAGGCTCGTGGACCCGCGCCCTGGACATGGACACTTGGGCCGAGGTGCCTGGGGCGTACGTGTTCATTGAGACCGGGACCACCCAGGCCGATACCGGCTGGGTTTGCACGAGCAACGCTGGCGGCACGATCGGCGTGACCGCGATTATCTGGGCGCAGTTCTCCGGCGCAGGATCCGGTGTCAGCTCGCTCAACTTCGGCACGACCGGCCTGACGCCGGCCAGCGCCACCACCGGCGCCATCACGGTCGCCGGTACCCTGGCGGTCGCCAACGGCGGCACGAACATCACCAGCTACGCGATCGGCGACCTGATCTACGCCTCGACCACCGGGGTGCTGTCCAAGCTGGCGGATGTCGCCACGGGCAACGCTCTGATTTCTGGGGGTGTTGGGGTAGCCCCGAGCTATGGGAAGATTGGCTTGACCACGCATGTCAGCGGGGCGCTGCCTGTTGCCAACGGCGGCACCAATGCGACGACCGCGAGTATCACGTCGTTCAATAACATCACCGGCTACACCGCTGCCGGGGCCACGGGCACCACAAGTACCAACCTAGTTTTCTCAACGTCGCCAACGTTCACGACAAGCATAGACTCCGGGGCAACATTTACAGCTTTTGCCGGGGCAATTACTTCTCTTACCATTGGCGGAACGGGAGCAACTTCAGTGTTTGCAGTGCCTGGAACGTTGGAACAATCAAGCACAACTGGGGCTATGACGGTAGCCGGTGGCGTTTACATAGCCAAGAAACTGACTGCAATCGGCGGCATTTCAGGCGGCACATTTTAAGGAACTACGATGGCAGCAACAGGCTTTACCCCCATTTCGTTGTACTACACGACCACAGCAGCAGCTGTACCGCTCAACACCAACCTCGTTGCCGGGGAGTTGGCAATCAACACGGTTGATGAGAAGCTGTACTTCAAGAACAGCGCAGGCACGGTCAAGCTGTTGGCGAGCAACACGGCAACGACCAACGTGTCTACTTTTTCTGCGGGCACCACTGGGTTTACACCGTCATCCGCTACGTCTGGTGCAGTTACCCTAGCGGGAACCCTGGCGGTCGCCAACGGGGGCACCAATGCCACCACGGCCAGCATCACATCGTTTAATAATATTACCGGCTACACAGCCTCTGGGGCCACTGGGACGACCAGCACGAACTTGGTTTTCTCTACTACGCCGACAATCACGACCCCGGTACTGACCAACCCCACGATCACAGCGTACCTTGAGACTGCCCCAGCCATTGCCAACAGCGGCACTGCGGTGACCCTGGCCCTAGCTTCTGGGACGGTCCTGAGCTACACGCTGACCGGCAACTGCACCTTCACCATGCCCACCGCCACAAGCGGTACGAGCTTCATTGTTCGGCTGATTCAGGATGCGACGGGGAGCAGGACTGCGACATTCACCAGCGTCAAATGGCCCGGTGGCACTGTACCGACGATCACCACCACAGCATCAACGGGCGTAGACATCATCAGCTTTGTCTGTATTGCCTCGGTCTGGTACGGTAACGCAGCCCAGGCGTTCGCATAATGTTTGCAGCGATCAACTCCTTCCTGACGCGGGCAGTGTCGGGGTACTTCCTGAACAAATCCCTGCGCTTCCGGTCTTCTGCGAGTGCGTA